CAAGCGATCTCAGCGTTGCAGACCCTCATCAACACGCCGGCCCCGAAGCTGTTCCTGTTCAAGGCGACCACTGCCTGGGCTATCCCGCAGCTGAAGGGGGCGCGGCCGAAGGTGGCAACGTCCGTATCCGTCGAGATCCCGCTCGATGCACCGGAGTGGCGTCGCGAAGCAGTGGTGAAAGCGGCTCTGGCGGCAGGCCAGGCCAAGGCGAAGAGAGACGAGTCCCGATCGGCCGACATGATCGTGCTGAAGGACAGCTTCTACGACATGAACACCTGGGACAACGACGGGACGCCGGAATCGACTCGACGCCGGTGGCGGAAGGATATTGGCAAGGCTGCTGACGTCTTGGTCGACGAGGCGCTGGCGCACGCCGCGGACATTCTGGAGGCAGAAGGTTTGCTGATTGAACAGGCTGCGTGATTGCCTGTTGACATCAGTGAGCGGATGAGCGAAATTAATCCCATCCTGTCATTCCTGCGCGTATCGAGGAGTGACTAACGAAACCCGGCCACCGCGCCGGGTTTTTTATTGCCTAGAATTCAACCTTCTGGAGGTGCGCGTGAAGCTGAAAGCCAAAAGCAATCTGCTGGAGCGCGCCAGAACGGCATGGGAGGCGGTCGCACGCCAAGTTGGCGAGACCGACTTCTCGCGCCATCCACGCACCGGCGAGTATTTGCATCCCGGTGTCGCCATGGGTTGGCGGATCCACAAAAAGAATCTGTAGTTTCACCTGTAGCCAGGACAGCCTTCGGGAAGGCCTGGACGTCGATAGCCGGATAGTGCGACGTACGGAGTCAACACCGGCAGCCCGCGCGCTCTGACCTCAACTTGCTTTCGGGGTGGCGCGAGACTGGATCAGCGAGATCGATGCAAAGGGGCGTCGACGCTGGGATAGTCTTTGGCAGACAGCTCGGAAAGACGAGCGCACCTATTCAGGGCCTCTGCATTTGCGGAGGCTTTTTTGTTTTCGGCTCCCCACACCCATAGCCCCGAGCTGGGAGTGCAGCGGACGCCGGATTTATCAATCTCCCCAAGGGGGAGGCAACCCGGATGCCAAACATGCCTGACAAGCCAGACACATGGGCCAAGCTCTGGCTGGCGTTGAGCAATCCGCTAATGGCGGGCGTCATCATGGCCATCACCGTTTGCTTGCTTCGCGTCATCTACGACGGAAAAGAAACCAGCGTACGCCGGATCATTTTCGAGGCGCTCATTTGCGGATCGCTGAGTCTGGTCGCGTCCAGCGTTATTGAGTGGATGGCCTGGCCTTCAAGCTTATCGATCGCTGCCGGTGGCACGATCGGCTTCCTCGGCGTGACAGCCATTCGCGAACTGGTGACCCGATTCCTCGGTCGCAAGGCGGATGCCGCATGAAGGCCTTCGCTGCTGCAGCCATCATTGCCCTGGTAGCGATCCTGCTCGTTGGGATTCAGCAGTACCGGGTTATCGCCCTGCGCGCCGACGTGAAGTTCGAAGCCGGTGAGAGGCAGAAGGCGGTCGACGCCAACCTCGAAAGCCAGGCCACGATCACCACCCTGCGCGCCGAAGCCCAGCGCAACGCCGATTACCAGAAAGACCTGAACAAGCGGTTACAGGCCAGTCAGGCCAAAGCCAAAAAGGCGGAGAAGAACTTTGAAGAACTCAAACGCAACAGCAAGCCTGTTCGTGATTGGGCTGCTCAGCCTCTGCCTGACGGCCTGCGCGGGAAAGCCGGCGGTGGTAACAAAGACAGCGGCGGTAAGAGTCGAACCCCCTGAGCTGGTGCCATGCGAGCGGGTGGCTGACGAAGACCTCGCCGACAACGGCCAGCTGTGGGAACTGAAGAACCAAGCCATCAACCTGCTCGACACTTGCGCAGACCAGGTGGACGCACAGATCAAGCGCAGTCAGAGCAAGTAGGTCGCGACACGTTTCGTGAGAGTGCAAATTGTGTCGCGACACGTCTGGTATCGCTCGGGTGAGCGATATATGCCTCGTCAGCCTCGGATGAGAGCGGCCTCGATCTGATCCGCATACTTGGATAGGTTTTCCATCTCTTGCTCTACCTGACCATGGTGTCCGGGAGAGTTAGCGCATTTAGAGATGATGACCTCGAGTGCCGCAGCTACTGCGGTAGCGCGTTTAACCTCTGCAGATCGTCCGCCGATTGCGTTGTTCACGATTGAATCAATTGCGCCTGCCATTTGTTGCTCCTTGCATTGAGTGAGCGACCACCAATACCGGCAACCAGCCACCATTTCAAGTATCCAGTGAGGAAGCGTATGACGACCATCACCTACAAAGACGGCGTGATTGCCTACGACTCTCGCCAAACCAGGTCAGGGGCGATCGTCTCAGATGATTGCTCGAAGTGCGCGACCGTTGAGGGAGTCAGTTTCTTCCTGACTGGAGCGGTATGTGACGAGAAGGCTTTGATTGCCGCCTACTTCGGAACCCCCTCAATCGTTCCCGTTGAGTGCTCAGGCTATGTCGTCGACGGCGGCAAGCTGATGATGGTCGGCCACGACGACAAGACAGGCATTTGGAAACAAGAGCTCGACCAATCCAACCCTGACGCCATTGGCAGCGGCTCCGCCTATGCCTTGGCAGCGATGGATATGGGCGCAAGCGCTGTGGACGCGGTTCGCGCCGCCATGAAGCGTGACATCTACACCGGCGGCACCATCCGCACGATGACCATCAAGCAAGAATAAGGATCCCCATGACAACCAAGCAACCCGACTGGGAGGCGATCGAACGAGCCTACCGGGCTGGGTCGCTTTCAGTTCGAGCAATCGCCGAAGAGAGCAACATCTCTCACGTAGCGATTGCCAAGCGAGCGAAGAAGGAAGGCTGGGTGCGCGACCTGACGGATAAGGTCAGAGCCGCAGCCAAACGAAAGGTTACCAACGCGGTTACCACGGAAAGTTACCAAGACCCACTGGTAACCGAAGAACAGATCATTGAGGAGGCTTCCGACAAGGTTGCCTCTGTAGTGCTCGCGCACCGGGTTGATCTGGCTCAGTGGCGAGGCATTGCGAACAAGCTCAGTGCCGCGCTTCAGGCCATGACAGTCAACGAGGCGAACATCGGCGACTTCTCCCGATCGCTCAACGCGGGCGTCGATGCCCAGCTCAAGGTCATCAAGGGCGAGCGCCAGGCCTACAACCTCGACACGGAAGAGGGTGACAAGACAGTCGATACCCTGGCCGCGATGATGGACGAACTATCGAAGGACGCCTGACATGAAGCCCGAGCACATGAAGCTGCTCCGGGATAAGCGTTGGCGGTTGAACAATCTCTACTTCATCACCGACAAGCAGGGCAAGAAAGTCCGCTTCCGGATGACGGACGAGCAGATTGAATACTTCGATGGGATGCATACCCGCAACATCATCCTGAAGGCTCGCCAGCTCGGCTTCACCACTGAGTGCTGCATCATCCAGCTCGACGCCGCTCTGTTCGAGTCGGCGAAGTGCGCGCTGATCGCCCACACCCTGAACGACGCCAAGCGCCTGTTCCGGGAGAAGGTGAAGTACGCCTACGACAACCTGCCGAAAGAGATCCGCGCGGCGAACCCAGCGAGCAACGACGCTGCCGGTGAGCTGGTGTTCAGCAAGGGCGGCTCGCTCTACGTCAGCACCTCCTTCCGGGGCGGCACGCTGCGTTACCTGCACGTATCCGAGTTTGGGAAGATCTGCGCCAAGTTTCCGCACAAGGCGCGTGAGATCGTTACCGGCGCCTTCGAGGCTGTCGCCACCGATTGCTTCGTCACGATTGAATCGACGGCGGAGGGGCGGGCGGGCTACTTCTTCGAGTACTCGCAGAGCGCGGAGAAGCAACTTCTGTCAGGCGCGCCGCTCGGCAAGCTGGATTGGAAGTTCTTCTTCTTCAGCTGGTGGAAGAACAAGGCCTACTGGCTCGACCCGGCCGAAGCGATCATCCCGCAGCGCCTGACGGACTACTTCAACGAGCTGTTCGCCAAGCACGGCATTGACACCAACCCCGGCCAGCGCGCCTGGTACGCCGCCAAGGAGAAGACCCTCGGCGACGACATGAAGCGGGAATACCCGTCGATCCCGGCAGAAGCCTTCCAGCAGTCGATCGAGGGCGCTTACTACGCCCAGCAGTTCACCAAGCTGTATGCCGCTCAGCGCATCGGCACGCTGCCAGACAACAGCCACCTGCCGGTGATGACCTTCTGGGACATCGGCGTCGGCGACTCCACGGCCATCTGGTTCGTGCGTCAGGTCGGCAACGAGTACCACGTCATCGACTTCTACCAGAACAGCGGGGAAGGCCTGCGGCACTACATGAAGGTGCTCAAGGACAAGGGCTACACCTACTCCGAGCACTGGGGGCCGCACGACATCGACAACCGCGAGTTCGGCAGCGATGCCAAGACCCGCCGGGAAATGGCGCGTGAAGGCTACGAGATCGACGGCCAGCACTACCGCATGACATTTCAGGTCGTTCCGAAGATCGGCGTGGACGACGGCATCGACCAAGCGCGGGAGATCCTCGCCCACTGCGCTTTTGACGAGGCGAAGTGCGAAGAGGGCATCACCGCGCTGGAGAACTACCGCAAAGAGTGGGACGACAAGAAGGGCTGCTGGAAAGACCGGCCGCTGCATGACTGGGCGTCTCACCCTGCTGACGCATGGCGCTACTTCGCTGTCGCGAAGAGCAAGCGCGTAGCTGTCACGCACATTCCAGTCACATTCAGCTTCTGAGGCCATCCATGGCGAATTTCAGCACTCCCCGGGCAGAGTACGCACAAGCCCTGCCTGGCTGGCAGTTGGTGAAACGCTGCGTAGCCGGCGCGCGCGAGGTGCGCAAGCACGACGAATACCTGCCGATGCCAGACCCGGAAAACAAATCTCCGGAGAACCTGGCGCGGTACAAGCAGTACAAAAAGCGGGCGATGTTTCTAAACATCACCGGTCGCACTCGCACCGGCCTGATGGGGGCGGTGTTTCGCAAGACGGCGGAGCTGTCACTGCCAGGCGCGGTGGAGTACCTGAAGGAGAACGCCAGCGGCGACGGTACCAGCCTTGAGCAGCTATCGAAGGAATCGGTTGGCGAGTGCCTGGACAGCGGGCGAGGTGGCTTTCTGGTCGACTTCCCGACCGTGGCCACTGAAAGCGGTGTCAGCTCGATGGCCGACCTTGCTACAAAGCGCGCCCTGATCCACCACTACGACGCCCTGTCGATTATCGACTGGGACGAGCAGGTGATCGATGGCGTGAAGCGTCTGGTGTACGTAAACCTGCGGGAGTGCGTATCCGAGTTCAATGCCGCCGATCTGTCCCGCGAGACGTACACGCAGAACCGGGTCCTGTTGCTGGTCGATGGGCGATACATTCAGCGCGTCTACAAGGAGGGCGAAGATAGCGTCGAGGAGACGCAGCCTACCGACAAGGCCGGTCAGCCCTTCGATCACATCCCGTTCAGCTTCTACGGCGCGCAGAGCAACGATGCCAGCATCGACAAGTCTCCGCTGGAAGACCTGGCCGATGTCAATATCCTGCACTACGGCAACAGCGCCACGGTGGAGGAGAGCGGCTTCATCAGCAGCCAGCCGACGCTGTTCATCACCACCAGCATCGCAGTCGACGAGTTCGCAAAACTGAACCCGAACGGCATGCACATCGGCTCGCGGCGCGGACATAACCTCGGCAAGTCCGGGTCTGCGGTCATGCTGCAGGCCACCGAAACCCAGCTCTCCCGAACCCTGATGAAGGACAAGGAAGAGCAGATGCTGATGATCGGCGCCCGTGTAGTCCAGAAGGGCAGCGGCGCCGAGACGGCAGAGGCTGTTCGAATCCGGTACAGCTCGGACAACAGCGTGCTGGGCACTATCGCCGGCAACGTATCCGAGGCGCTGAAGCGAGCGATCCTCGACGCTGAGCGCTTCATGATGGATGCGCCAGACGAGAAGGGCACGGTGTTCTGGCTCAACCAGTCTTTCTTCGACGAGACGATGACCGCGCAAGACATCGTTGCCCAGGTGCAGCTCTGGCAGCAGGGCTTCATTGCGAAGTCGGATGTCCGGGTAAACCTGCGTCAGGGCGGTGTGCTTGAAGCTGATCGCACTGACGACAAGATCGACGAAGAGTTGGCCAGCGCGCCACCGGTAGGCGGAAACGATGAGCAATGAGGGCTTTCTTGAGGACGCCGCCACGCGGCACCAGATTTACGTCCAGCGATACGCCGGCGGAAACCTGAAGCGTGTGGCGTCGTACATCAGCAAAGCCATCAAGACGGCCAAGCAACGTGTATCGGACGGCCTGAGCGCTTACGGTACGCGCCGATACAACTCTCAGATCGAAACGCTTCAGGGCGACTTGCGGGGCATCTACGACGACCTCAAAGGGCGCGCCCAGCTGGATCTTGGTGAGTTCGCGACCTATGAGGCACAGTTCAACGCGACCATGTTGGGAAAGGTCGTCCGTGCAGTGGTTCAGCTCAATGTGCCGTCGGCCGAGATGATCTCCGCCGCTGCCCTGGCCGATCCGCTGCAGCTCGAAGCACGCAAGGGCATCCAGCGCATCAGTATCAGCGGTGCGCTCGACCAGTTTGGAACGAAGAAGGCCGCCGAGATCATCGGCGAGATTCAGATCGGTTCCAGCCTTGGCGAGACCAGCCAGCAGATCAGCCGGCGCCTGACCAGCATTCACCAGCTGCAGCAGGATCAGGCCGGCGCACTGGTTCGCACCATGACCAACCACATCGCCAGCACGGCGCGAGTGGAGACGCTGAAGGCGAACGACGACATTCTCGCTGGAATGCGCAGAGTGGCCACCCTGGATTCGAAGACCACGCTGTTCTGCATGAGCGTCGACCAGACGGTGATCCCGCTGGATGGGCCGAAGCCTCCATACCACTGGGGCTGCCGCACGACGCTGATTCCGGTGCTGAAAGACGAGTTTGCGCGCGAGATCAAAGGCTCGACGCGGCCCTCAATCGGCCCTGACGGGGTGACGCTGGTGTCGAGCAAGACGCGCTATCAGGAATGGCTGGCACGGCAGCCCGCGGCGTTTCAGCGCGACATTCTCGGGCCGAACCGGTATGCGCTTTTCAGCAAAGGTGAGCTGACCCTCGACAAGTTCATCGACGACAACGGCAAAACGCTCACTCTCCAGCAGTTGAAAGACCTGGAGCCACTGGCGTTTGAACGTGCCGGCCTCTAGCACCACCCCGAATTGAACAGCCCTGCCAGCCGGTGGGGCTTTTTTATGTCCGCAGGCAGGGCCTGCACTACGTCTCTGGGAGACAGCAATGACCTTGAAATTCCAACTGGACAGCCTCGACGGCGTCGACGAATCCGTTCAATCAATGTACGTCGAAAAGGACGGCAAGTTCGTCTTGAACATTGAGGGGCTGCCTGAGCCCGAAGATGTATCTGGGCTGAAAAACCAGCTCACCACTCTCCTCAACGAGGCCAAAGAGGCGAAGCGCCTGAAGCGTGAGGCTGAGGAACAGGCTCAGCGAGATCGCGAGGAAGCTGCGCGCAAGTCCGGCAACGTGGAAGAGCTTGAGCAGAGCTGGTCCGAAAAATACAACCGCCGCGAAGCTGAGCTGACCGGCACCCTCGAAAGCGAGCGCGCCACCCTGCAAGGCCAGATCCGGGATCTGACCGTGGGCCGCACGGCTACCGAGATCGCGACCACTCTGGCCATCCCTGGCAGCGCCAAGGCATTGCTTCCCCACATCGAACGCCGGCTCAGCGTTGAGCAGCGCGACGGCAAGCCAACCGTCGTCGTGCTGGACGCGGCCGGCAAGCTCTCGGCGGCAACGCTGGACGAGCTGAAAGCAGAATTCACCAACGATCCGGCCTTTGGTCCGCTGATCGCTGGCAGCAAGGCATCTGGCGGCGGGGCCGGCGGTGCTGGGAAAGGCGGCGGGGCCGCAAAAGGAAACATCGGCGGCACCAAAGAGGAACGACAGGCCGCAATCGCGAGCCGGTTCCCAGACCTCCCTCAGAAATAAGGAAAATCACTCATGTCCCTGTCGCAAATGCAGGTCTTCAACGAATACGTAATGCCGGCGACCATCGAGACGCTGGACCAGATGCTGGTGGCGTTTAACGCTGCCAGCCGCGGGGCCATCCTGCTTTCGCCTGACGGCTTCACCGGTGACTTCCTTCAGGAGTCGTTCTTCCAGACCCTGGCTGCCGCCCAGCGTCGGGTTGATCGCTACGCGGCCAACGGCGCCGCACCGATCACTGACCTGACCGAGCTGAAAAACTCCTCGGTGAAGGTCGCAGGTGGTTTCGGCCCGATCCGCTACGAGCCATCGCAGATGACCTGGCTGGAGCGCCCAACCGCGCAGGGCATCGAAGTGGCATCGCGCGCGTTCGCCGAAATCCTGCTGAAGGATCAACTGAACACCGCGATCGCTGCGCTGGTGGCTGCCATCACTGCTCAGGCAGCTGCTGTTAACGATGTCTCTGCAACTGCCGGCATCAGCCAGGCCGCACTGAACAACGCTCACGCGAAGTTCGGCGATGCAAGCCAGTCGCTGGTCACCCAGATCATGCAGGGCACCACCTACCACAAGCTGGTCGGCCAGGCGCTCACCAACAGCGAGCAACTGTTCCAGGCGGGCAATGTCCGCGTGGTGGACATCCTCGGCAAGATCTCGGTGGTTACCGACGCTCCGGCGCTCATGCAGACCGGTACGCCGAACAAGGAAATCGTCCTGTCGCTGGTGCAAGGCGCGGCGATGGTACACGACGGCCGCGACATCATCAGCAACGTCCAGACCACCAACGGCAAGGAACGCATCGAGACCACGCTGCAGACCGATTACACCTTCGGCCTGGGTCTCAAGGGTTACACCTGGGATACCACCGCCGGCGGCAAGTCTCCGACCGACGCCGAACTGGCGACCGGCACCAACTGGGACAAGACAGCCACCAGCATCAAGCACACCGCCGGTGTTGCTCTGATCGGTGATGCCTCCAAGTAACCCCTGACTGTTGAGCCGGGCTTTGTGCCCGGCTCCGCGAGGACATGATCATGAGCAACAAAATCTGGTATCTGCCCGGTCCGTTCCACCAATACCGGGAAAACGTAAAGGCGCTGGCCAAGGAGCGCGGCTTGCGCATCGTCGACGCGAACGTAACCGAAGACCGCGAGGGTGAAGCTTTCGATGTGCCTGAAGTGACACTGCGACAGGCTGCTCCCGCGACGGTTCTGGTGATCGATGGCCAAAGCGGTGTTGAAGGCGTAGCGCTGCAGGAGCTGATCGGCAAGTTGAATGCAGAGCGCGACGGCATCGTGCTGCTGATCGAAGCGGCCGAGGGTCTCGCTCCACTGGAACATCCTGGCGCCGGCGAACTGCCGATTCGCCTGTTCGATGCATTGACCTCTATTCACGAAGGCATCGCCTCACTGAAGAGCAAGCGCGATGAACTGCTGGGTGAAGTTGATTCGCTCCGTGCAGAAGTCGCGCGGCTGACTCCTGGATCGCAGAACAACGGCTCAGCTCTCGATGATCTTACCGTCGTGCAGATCAAGGAACAGCTCGACGCCAAGGGCGTTACCTACAAGGTCAACGACTCGAAGCCTGAGTTGCTCGCTCTGTTGAAGGCCAACCAGTAACACCCGGGGCTTCGGCCCCACTCATTCAAGCGGAGGCCTGATGGCTACCTACATCACCGTGGCGGACGTTGACGCCGAGCTCGGACCTTCATGGGCGCCAGACGACAAGAAAGCTCGCGCAGTGCTGCAGGCGAATGCCTATTTGAGCTCGCTCAACCTGGTCGGCATCGACATGGACGCCATTCCCGAAGAGGTGAAGCAGGCCGGCGCCGAGCTGGCTGTTGTCGCCTCTGAGGGCAAGCTGTACCAGCAGCAGACCGAGGGATCGCTGGAGGCCAAGACCGTGAAGGCCGGTTCGGTGACCACCAGCAAGACGTTTGCCTCAATCGACACCAGCAAATCCACTGCGCTGCCCGATGGCGTTCAGTTCGCGCTGGGGCTTCTCGCGCCTTGGCGCGCCAGTGGCTTCAGCTTCAACGTGTACAGGTGACCCATGGGCCTACGTGAAGAGATCCAAGCGGATCTGGCCGAGGCTTTCGACACTGACCTGGCGGACGCTGTGCAGCCATTCAGCGGCGGCGTGACGCTGCCGGGAACGTGGGATCCGGTCAACGAGATAGCGGGCAACCCTGTTGTCATCGCCTACACCGGCCGAGGCGTGTTCGACGCGTTCAAGATTGCCCAGGTCGACGGTGTGAACATCCGCGCCACCGACCAACTACTGATCGCTCTGACCAACGAAATCATCGGCGGGGTTCCGGACATAGGCCACAAGATCAACAATTTCGACGTGGTCAACGTCCAGACCGACCCGGCCGGCGCCCACTACGAGATCCAGCTGAGGAAAGTCTGATGGCCAAGGGCTGGAGCATCCCACCTACGGCATTCGCCGACCAGATCGATCAGGATGTTGCTCGACGCGTGCGAGTCATAGCCATGGCATTGCTTGGCGAAGTCATCAGCAAGTCGCCAGTCGATAGCGGTAGGTTCAGGGGTAGCCACATCGTGAGCGTCGGAAGCCCGGTCTATACCGTAACGACACATACCGACAGGAATGGTAGCGACACCCTCGACAAGGGAAGTGCGGTCCTTTCCGGCCTTGAGCCTTACACAGTCGTCTACATACAGACCAATCTTCCCTATGCGGAGCGGCTGGAGAATGGTGGCTATAACGGACCAACTCAAAAGGTCACAGAGGAAGGCTTTAGTCGACAGGCGCCGGCAGGCGTGTATGGCCTTTCTTTCATAGGCGTAAGCGAGGCGTATCGAGAATGACCTTCACGCAGATCAGAGCGCTCATCACCGCACGCATGGTCGTCTTCACTGGCATTGATCAGGCGCGGATCGATTACCCGAACCAGCCGGAAGTGTTCACGCCGCCGGCTACCGGCCTCTGGTGCCGCCTGAATATCCAGTACGCCTCGGCCTTCATGGCTGGTATGGCCGACCGACCGCACACCCGCAAGCCCGGGCAGATAAGCATTCAGTGCTTCGCCCGCGAGCGCACCGGCACCAAAGCGATCAACGAACTCGCCGACGCGCTGGAAGCTCACTTCGCCTACTGGATGTCCGGCGACCTTGAATGCATGGAAGCCAGCCAAGTGGTCGCCGGTGAGTTCGAGGGCTTCTACCAAATCAACGTCAACATCCGGTTTCGTGCCGGCTGAGAGGGAAAATGCAGAGCGCAGATTACGTGCCGGGCGTGTCCGGCTGGAAGGTCGGCAAGGAGCTCATAGAAATCAATGGCGGGCCATGGGGCTCAGTGAGGATTGGCGATCTGGAAAAAACGGTCGATCCCAATTCGCCTTTGGAGCCGCTGGAAGAAATTTCCCGGGCAGAAGTCCTCACCGAATCCATCGCCCGATGCGAGGCTGATGAAGGGGTTGCCACTCACATCGGCGCCATGCAATGCAACCTTCCCAAGCCTTTCGTAGTTGTCGATGGCGTGACGTACATCCGGCAGGATCACGTCGACAAATCCAGCGCTCAGTCGGCGAAGCTGGCTCCTGAGTGGACGCTCAAACTCAAATTGGTTAATGGGCAGTATGTGGCTGCCGGTATTGGACTGGGTATTGCCTCGCAGTTTCTGGTTAACGCTGACAAGTACCGCATCAACTGCATGTGCTGTGGCGGGCCAGCCGGATTCGACCAGAAATAATCAGCCCATTGGGCTAGCCAACCCCGCCTTGAGCGGGTTTTTTTATGCCCGCGAATAGGAGGCTCCAATGAGCTCTGGCGCAAAAGTCGTTTCACACATCATCCCCGAGGTGACGCCGGGCGTTACCCCGACCGGCACCTGGGACACGCTACGCCTGACCGGCAATGCGCTGACCCCGACCGTCAACACCCAAGTCAGTGACGAGATCACCGATACCCGTCTAAGCCAAGGCTCGGTGGCCACCAGCATCGATATCGGCGGCGATCTGACGGCCGAGTTCTCGTTCGGCTCGTTCGACCAGCTGCTCGAAGCTGCCTTCTACGGCGTCTGGACGGCTGACGTGCTGCGCGTGGGAGATACCCGACACACGTTTTCGATCGCAAAAGGCTACAACGACGTCGGCGTCTATGGTGTGTTCAAAGGCGCGCACGTCTCGACCTTCGCTCTGGACATCCCGTCTGAAGGCAAGGTAACCGCCACGTTCAACATGGCGTGCCTGGACTACATCGACGGCGACACCTCGATTGTCGTTTCGCCGAACGCGCCGACCACCACGCCGTTCCTGTCGAACAACAACGTCGGCACGATCCTGGTGAACGGCCAGTCGCTCGAAGGCGTGGCCTGCGTCTCGGCCATGACCGTGAATCTGGACAACAGCCTGCAGACTCAGCGCTGCCTTGGCTCCGATCGTCTGGGACCGGGCGCGCACATCGCCACCGAGGCGGCGGTCACCGGCAGCATCACGCTGGCCTGGTCGAAGCGCGCCTGGGAGATCTGGAAGAACACCTTCACCCGTACGCCGATCGCAGTTGTCTTCCCGATCACCGACTCGCTGGGCAACAAGTACACGTTTGCGTTTCCAAGCGTTGAGGTGGATGGCGAGCTGCCGAATGGTGGTAAGCGCGACCTGATCGAGGTCACGCTGAACTACACCGTCGCGAAGCTCAGCCCGACCATCACCCGCGAAGCGGCTGATCCAACCCCGTAAACCCTTTGGCTTCCTCGGTTCAAACGCCGGCCGGGGGAGCTCTTTTATTGGCGTGTCTTTGAGGAATTGAAATGGCTCTGCAACTGGGCAAGAAGAAGCCGGCGATCGCCGGTGAGCGCTGGGCGAAGTTCGACGACGACACCAAAATTCTGCTCGCCAGCATCGACAACCCTGAGTATCAAGTCGCCCTTGAGCGCATGCGCCGCCGGATCCATCGCAACGACGCGCGGTTTGAAGAAGGCCAGGTGGGCGTGGTCGCCGGCGAAATGACCGAGCACCAGAACCACGCGATGCTGCTCAGTCACTTCATCGTGAAAGACTGGGAAGGCGTGCTGGATGCCGACGGCAATCCAATCAAATACAGCCCGCCCGTAGCCGCTGAACTGCTGGAAACCAACGTCGAGTTCTTCGTCTTCGTTCTGCGTGAGGGCGCAGCCGCAGCCAATGACGCCGCTGAAGAGCGAGCTGAGTCTGTGGGAAAGCCGTCAGCCGCTTCCAGTGGGAAAGCGAGTGGGGCGGCGAAAGCGAAAAGCGCCGCGCGGTCTACTCGCGCCTGAAGATGGCCATCCCGGGCGAGCCAGAGAATGACCCGCTCACCGCCTACCTGCTCAACCTGTACCGGAACGTGTCTCGCGGCCGCCGCTACATTGCCGGCATGGCGGGAGCATTTCCGCTGCCGCTCTCGGCGCGGGAGATCTCCGACTGGCTGGAGTCGCATCCATCACCGCTGCCGCGCGACGAGATTGATGATGTGATGTTTGCGCTGGATGCCGTGTGTCTGGCGCGTGATGAAGACTAACCACAGCGCGGGACGTCCCGCAGGAGCAAAAATGAACACATTCACGCCTGCGGGAGCCGAGTTCGAAATGGTCTCAGTTACGTGTGGTATTTGCGCCACGGAATCTGCGAAGGCTGAAGTCCTGCAAGGAGTTTGGCCAGATCTTGCCGACCGTGATACCGGAAGGTTCCCCGCGAATCTTGTGACGCCAGAACAACGGGCACTCCTGGAAAGTGCGGCTGGAACGATTCGCGGACCGGCTGCGCTGCGCTAGATGACGACGTGTAGTGGTGCTTTACGATAACGACTGCAAACGTGACGCCCCTATGGTTAATCAGGGCTCCCTCAAAGCTGCTCATACCGACCTCCAGGTCATAAACGCGCCGAGATTGGCGCTATCCCAGTCCTTGGGCTTGCAGGCAAAGGACTGGGGTTATCCGTTGCGTGAAGGCAAGAGGCTACTATCGGTGAGCGGAATGGCGTTACTGAGGATTTGTACAGGCAAGTTGTGACCCTCTTTAAGAGGCTCAGTTGTCACGATCATCGTGATAACTGAAGGTGTAGCTAAGCGCGACACCCTTGGACTACCTCACTGTGAGTGATGTAGTCGCGCGGGCGGGAGAATGGGGGGGCAGGAGTGACGCCCTGACCTAAAGGCCTACTCCTTCGGAAATTTCTTGCGAGGCTTAGGGCCTTTCGGCGATGCCGCCCCTTCCTGCCATGCATCCAGAGCCTTCAGCATGGCATCCATTACCGCTTCATTCAGTTCCTTTTTTGTGACAGGGCTGTCTTGGTCAAGGGACGCCAGCAACCTTTCTTTCGATACGCCACGAGTGACGGGCAACTGCACTGCATCGGATTTTTCCGACTCCTCGATGCTTTGGCTTATCACGACTTCAACGGATAGGCCCTTTTCTTTACCCATTTCAATCATGAGATCGGCGAGCTCGCCCATGCCCATCTGTTTCAAGTCTCGGGATGCAAAGCTTTCCTCAAGGCGGGAAATAATCTCCGCGTGCAGGGATCGAGAACCCTCGCGCGCGCTTTCGTCCAATCGCTTGCGGAGTTCGCCCGGCATTCGCACCGGATAAGGGGATATGGCGTGGCGATCGTTCATAGGAAACCTGAATTTTGTATTGTGGGCAGTATGCGAAATGAATCCACATAACTCAATGAGTCCACTTGACTCATAACGCTTATGAGTTATTATGAGTCCACAGACAGCAAGGAGCATGAAATGAAAGACCAGCACCAAAACAAACCCTACAGCCTGCGCATTGCGCAAGAACTGAAAGATAAGGCCAGAGACCAGGCGCATGCGAATCGGCGAAGCCTCAACTCTGAAATTGGGCTCTTGATTGAGGAAGGCTTGAAATGGCGGGAATTGCAAAACATGCAGGCGAAAGCCTGAAAGAAAAAAGCCCCGGCGTGCAGGCCAGGGCTTCGGGTAACGAGATCAACTTCGAGGAAGAAATCGTCATGAGTAATACTAACACAGTGGTTGACATGCGCAAATTTGTGGAAGCCCGGGACGGCAAGGCATTTACTTCGTCCCAGAATGTTGCGGAGGCCTTTGGGAAGCAGCATTACCATGTTCTGGCGAAGGTTCGCGAGCTGGATTGCTCTGATCATTTTTTAACCCACAACTTTTCGTGGGTTCAATTTGAGCATCGCGGGAATCGTTACGATGCGGTTGAGATGACCAAGGACGGCTTTGTTTTTCTGGTCATGGGCTTCACCGGCAAAAAGGCTGCAGCTATCAAGGAAGGATACATCGCAGCGTTCAACTGGATGGCAGGCCAGCTGGGTATCAACCCAACGGACTTGGTGCATACCGTAATCGGAAGCACGGGCGAACTGATACTCGATCGGGTGATCGAGCAGAAAGGGTACAAGATCCCATCAAGTCTTCAGCGCAGCTTCAAGCACACCATGAAAAGCCGGTTGCGCGCCCGGTTCAATGTGCAGAAAACGGCTTTGATACCAGCTGACAAGATGAATGAGGCGTGCAATTTCGTGGCTTCGTACGTCATTGAAGGTGATTACCTGCCAAAGCAGACTGAAGTGCAGTTTGATCTGAATAAGTCTGGCCGCTACCTGCTCAGCTTCAACCATAAGGGCGAGCAGCAGATCGACCAAGTGCCCGACGACGCTTACGTGCTGTCGCAAGAAGACTTCTTGAAGGGTATTGCGCACACGCCGGGCGACATCCCTATCTCAACGGATGGCCTGTTCGATTTTGCTATTGCCGCATTGAACAACCTTCGGCTGCGGGCGCAATATCAGTCTCGGAGGGCCAAGGCATGAGCATGGAGCTTTTGAACCTGCGCGTGACAGGCACCTCACCGCTAATGATGCATAGCGACAAGCTCGCCAATCCTCTGCATCCGGCAACCAAGGCTCACAAGGAGCTGACTGGCAAGCGTAAAAAGGTCGATGAAGACCATCTGGCGATCGCGAAATCTGAATTCCTTGCTGGCGTGTACTTCGATGAGCGGTCAGGGATTCACGTGCCTGGTGCCAACTTTGACGCGACATTCCTTGCTGGTGCGAAGCTGCAAAAGCTGGGCACGCACTGGAAACGGGGCGCGCTGGTGATGACCGACAAGGCCGTGCTGGAGTTCGACGGACCATCCACACCAGAGGCATTGTGGGAGGACCAGCGTTTCGTTGACTGCCGAGGCGTAAAGGTAGGGCAGGCGAAGATCATGCGATATCGCCCAATATTCCTCGACTGGGCGTGTCAGCTTGAAGTGGCGATTAACACCGACGTACTGGACATGCAGGAGGTGCGGAAGGCCATCGAGGATTCCGGCAAGTTGATCGGAGTGTGCGAGTACCGTCCTCGTTTCGGTCGCTTCGGAGTGAGCTATGTCTGAGCTGACGAAATATCCGGCGCACAAGCAGGCGGTCGAGGATTTCCTCAAAGAGTTCAAGTATGGCGATCTCGTCGGTCATGACTGGCTTGAAGATCGGTTCGGCATGCCCTCGGTGGGCGAATCGAAGCTGCTCACGCAAGAGCAGTTCAAGGCGCGTCAATTTGAGTGGCTGGCTAGTGTCGAGGCGTTCAAGGATGAGCTTCTCAAAGAGCATCAGGTCTGCCTGCAATCGGTACGCGGCCGGGGTTATCGCTGGGTGCCGCCACACGAACAGACGGGTGTCGCCATGGATGAACTCGGGCGAAACGTGCGAAAGGTATTTCGTGGGGCCGGTCAGAAACTGCGGCACCTTCGAATCACCGAACTCACGGACGAGCAGAGGAAGACGAGCCTCGACGCCGTTGCCAAGCTTTCCGCACTCCAGGGCATGGCAAGGAAAGAACTCAAGTAACGTAGCGTCATGCCCTTTCATGCGAAAGGGCATCGCGGTGCGAAAGCACTGATGGTTAGGCCTGCCTTGGAGCGGCATGCTCTGGCAAGGTGTGGCTGGGTGGGCTAGGGGCTGAAAACAGCGTAATACCCCTTCACCGAGGGGGTATTGCGGTGTGAATCTATTTCAACCTAAGGCGGGGCGGGGTCAGGTCTGGTAAGTTGAGGCATGGCTTGGCGGGGCGAGTTAAGGGCCGTAAACGGCATTGATAGGGCACCTTCGGGTGCCTTTTCTTTTTCCCTTTTCCCTAAGGTGGTAGATTGCTGCCATTACTCAGGGAGGTTTGGCATGCAAAACGATACCGGTCCACTGGGAGTGCTGGTCCTGTTGTTCGTGGGATTTTTGGTCTACTTCATGCCAAGTCTCAACGCGCGCCACCGCCGGCACCCAAATTTCAATTCGATCCTTCTGTTGAACCTGTTCCTTGGCTGGACGCTAATTGGCTGGGTGGTCTCCATCGTATGGTCGGCATCTTCCATTCCACCGATTGAGCCAATCAGGGTTCGCCCTGAGGCTGAGGCTTCTGAGGACAAGTATCAAAAGATAGAGCGGCTCGGCGGGCTAAAAGAGAAAGGCCTGCTCACTGAAACTGAGTACGAGGCTGAAAAAGCCAAAATCTTGCAGAGCTGAATGCCTGCACAAATGACCCGCTTCGGCGGGTTTTTTTATGCTTGGAGAAAGGTATGGCTCAAACATCGCGCTTGGTTTTGGAGATTGATAGTCGGGACGCAGAACAGAAAGCTGCGGACACACGAAAGGCTCTTGAAGAGCTGGAATCTCTGGGAATTCCCACCCAGCGATCAATGGCGAAGGCCGGTAGCGGAATGGAGAACGCGGGCAAGAGCGCCGACAAGGCTACGAAATCGTTCGCTTCAGAGCGCAACGAAATCGAATCGCTCCTTGGTCAAATCGATCCGCTCACAAAAAAGTTTGGGGAGCTTGATCGGCAAGAACGAGAGCTGGCTCGTCATCGCGCTTCCGGCACCCTAGACCTCGATACCTACACCGATTATCAGTCCAAAATCAGTGCAACACGCGCCGAGCTCGCCCGTTTCAACGACTCCATGACTCGAACAGGCAACACCTCAAAGCAGACGGCCGCCGCAATGAGAATGCTGCCCGCTCAATTTTCCGATATTTTCGTCTCGCTTCAAGGGGGGCAGGCACCGCTCACCGTCTTCCTGCAACAAGGCGCTCAAATCAAAGACTCGTTTGGCGGGATCGGCGCAGCTTCCAAGGCGTTGGGCGGCTACCTCATGAGCCTAGTGAGTCCAATCACGGTTGCGGCATCGGCAGCGGGCGCGCTGGCACTGGTGTATTACGATGCCGAAAAAGAGGTCAGCGCCTTCAACAAGGCTCTGTTTTCAGGTTCGGCGAGCTCTGGACAAACCTCAGCGAGTCTTTCGAAGATCTCAAAGGACACCGCGACAATCACCGGCAACTTGTCTCAGGCCAAAGACGCCGTGGTGGCGCTCGCCGCAAGCAGCGGGCTCAGCCAGGTCCAGTTCAAAAATCTGGCCGAGGCATCAGCATCAATTTCAGAGTTCACTGGGAAGGGTGCAGGTGAGGTTGCCAAGTCTCTTGGAGACATGGGCGACAACGCTACCAAGGCAGCCGAAAAGATTAGCGCCCAGTATGGGCTGCTTACCTCAGCGCAGTATGAGGTAATAGTTGCGCTGGACAACCAAGGCAAAAAGCAGGAGGCGCTTGATTCCCTAAGCGAGTCACTGAACCAAAATGCTCAGGAGCGACTGAAGAAATATCGCGATTCACTTTCAGAGGTAGAGCGCGACTGGAACGATATCGGCACCGCGATTAGCAACGCGTATTCCAATGTCAAAAGCTCTCTCTTCCCTGATCTGAATCAGGAGATTGCGAACCTGGAAAAGGTTCTGGAGGGGCGAAAGTCCGGAGGCTTTCTGTCGAGCTTCTTCAGCGATGAGCTGGGCCCAGACAGTCAGTCGACAAAATTCATTGAAGCTCAGCTCAAGTCCTTGAAGCAGCAGCGTGATGTGGCGGCTTCAAAAGCCGAAATTGACGCCGCAGCAACTCGGCAGAATCAGGACCGCATCGCCGCTGAGAGCAAATGGAATGCTCTGTCGAAAAAGGAACTTGGCGATCAGGCAAAGCTGGCGAAAGACATCGCAGACGCGCGAAAACTTGGCGTCGAGGCAGGAAGGTCGCAGGCGGAGATCGACAAGGTCGTTGCTGACATTCAGGCCAAGTTCGACAAGAGCCAGCCCAAGACAAAGGCCTACACCGAAAACGCCGGCATGAAAGCGCTCGATCAGGCCAAGCAGCAATACGCGGTATTGCTTCAGCAGAATTCGTTGATCGGGGCGCAAGGAGATGGCGTTCAAAAGCTCGGGGCCGCGCAGCAAGTTCTGATCAAGTGGGAGCAGGAGCTCGCTGATATCAAAGGAAAGAAAACTCTCACCGCCGATCAGCAGTCGCTGTTAGCAAATCAGCAGTTGATCACGGCACAACTCAAGCGCAACGCGGGCCTGGAAAAAGAGAACGAACTCAAAAAGATCTCGACTGACCAGACGCAGAAACTGCTGGCATTCCAGGAGAATCTGAATTCACAGCTGAAGCTTGCGCAAAGCGGGCTGAACGATAAGTTGGCCGGCGCAGGCTTGGGGGATAAGGCTCTTCAGCGGTTGCAGGAGCAGCAGCAAATCCAGCAGTCGTATCAGTCGCAGATGGATCGGCTGACCTATGACTACAACAAAGGCGATAAGTCCTCAGGCAGCACCGAGCTGTACAACCAACAAACCGAAGCCCTCCGCTCAGCCCTACAAACCCGTCTCGCCATGCAGCAGCAGTACTACACGGATGTGGACAAGGCCCAATCTGACTGGGCGCTCGGTGCTTCGTCGGCGTTTCAGACCTACTCGGAGCAAGCGCGCGACGTCGCAGGTCAGACCCGCAACCTGTTCACCAACGCCTTCAGCAACATGGAAGACGGCATCATCCAGTTCGTGAAGACCGGGAAGCTGTCGTTCAAAGACCTTGCGGACAGCATTATCGCCGACCTGATACGCATCCAGGTGCGCCAGGCAGCGGTGGGCATCTTCGGCACGACCTTCAGCGGGCTTACCGCTGGCGCTTCAGCCGGTAATGGTCTCGCTGCCGGATCTGCAGGCGCGACGTCCTCCAGTCTCGGCGCTTCTGCCGCCGGATACAGCTCGAAGTTCGGTTTCTCCGATGGCGGCTATACCGGCGACGGCGGCAAGTTTGAGCCGAAGGGCGTTGTGCACGGCGGCGAGTTCGTTGTCCGCAAGGAAGCGGTGAGCCAGCCGGGCGCTCGGGAATTCCTCGAGCGCATGAACGCGAACGCCAAAGGCTACGCAGATGGCGGCTACGTTGGCGCAACTGCGGCGGCCTCGACCTCCAATGTCGTACCGATCTCGTCGGGCTCGCCCACTGCGCCGGTCATCCAGCAGAGCTTCAGCTTCCAAGGCACGCCAGATGACGCCACCGTCAACATGGTGCGCGAGGCGGCAATGCAGGGTGCCAAGGGCGGCTACGAGCTGGTCGTGCGCGACCTGAAAATGAACGGAACTATCCGCCAGCTGATCGCGCGGCGCTAAGCAATTTAAGGAGTACTGCATGGCTCTCACGTGGCCGGCTTCGCTGCGCCCGTCAGAAATGACGTGGGGCATCGTCAACAACAGCAGGGCGTTCACCTCGACGCTCTCGAATGCCCAGCAGATCGTCGGCTACCCGGGCGCTTACTGGCAGTGCACCTTGACCTTCGGCGTGCTGACCCGAGAGGAGGAGCGACAGTTGTCCTCTTTCCTCGGCCGGCTTGACGGAATGATGGGCACCTTCAACCTGCCGGCCTTCACGCGCCGGCGCACCAGCAGCGTCGGCGCGCTCTCAGTGGTCACCGGCAACGCGCAGGCGCGGTCAATGATCATCGGCGGCGCGCCGGCGAATGCTGCGGTGTTTGCTGCTGGCGACTACATCACCATCGCGGGCGAGATGTTCGAGGTTACCGATCCGGCGTCAGCGAATGCGCAGGGCAGGGTGACGGTGTCGCTCAACAAGCGGATCCGCAGGACGCTCACGGCCGGTACCGCCGTCGAGTACCTCAACCCATATTCAGAAATGCGCATGACCACCGACACCTGGGCCATGTCCGTAAAGCCGGTGATCGCCAACGGTAGCTACCAATTCAGGGAGGCGTTCTGATGCCATCAGCATTCCCGTTCAGCCAGAACGTGGTGAACATCATCGCGACCGGCCGATTCATGCCGGTGTATGCCGTGCAGCTCGACTTCGTCGACGGCATGGTCTTCGCGCATACCGGTACCGGTGATCTGGTGATCGACGGCATTACCTACCTCGGCGTGGGCAATTTCGGCCAGGTCAGCCAGTCGCAGGAGAGCGACAACTCCGGCTCGCCAATGTCGGTCGAGCTGACCCTCAGCGGCCTGGATGCCTACATCCTTTCCGAAACCAACGTCCGAGGCTGCCGTGGGCGGATGGCCAAAGTCATGTTCGTGGTGTTCGACGAGGCCGGCAACTACGCGGCGGACATTCTGTTCTCCGGCCGGATGGACGCGGCGAAGTTCTCCTTCGCTGGCAATGGCGAGGACGGCAACAGCATCACCGTCCCTGTTATTGACCGCATGGCCGAGTGGAGCCGCACCGGCACCGAACGATTCACTGACGAAAATCACCGCGCGCGCCACCAGGGCGACCGGTTTTTCTACGCCATCGCCCAGATGTCCGAGTGGCCCATTTACTGGGGCTCGAAGAAGGACGCACCAACATTCACCTATGGAAGCTAGCCATGCGCTACCGAGACTGGACAACACGTCTGAACGAAACGATCAAGGCCGCCCAAGAGCGGCCTTTTTCATGGGGCGAATTTGACTGCTGCCTGTTCGCCGCCGACTGCACGGTGTCGGTGTGTGGCGTTGATCCGGCGGAGAACTATCGGGGCAAGTACACGACGGAAACCGGCGCCAAGCGGCAGCTGAAGAAGCAGCACGGCAGCCTTGAGGCGGCGTGGGATGCCCATTTTGCAAGGGTACCGCTGACGTTCATCCAGCGCGGTGACGTGGTGCTGTACGACGCCCCCGGCGGCCGAAGCATGGCTGTTTTCTGGGCTGGCGATTATTGGGCAACAACCGACGACGGCGCAGCCCGTGTCGTATGCGAGCCACTGGCCGCGTGGAGGGTTGAATGAGCGGCGGCGTCAGAAAACTTGCCTCGGTTGTAGTCGGTGCGGTTGTTGGTTTTGCCCAAGGTGGCCCGTGGGGAGCGGTCGCCGGCGCCGCGCTGGCCTTTTACGCATCGGAGCAGCAGGAAAAGCTCAATACCAAGTCGCCACTGCGCGACAACGAGCCGTCGGCGCAGACTGTTCGGTCGTCGAAGGCGCCGGTCCGTTTCATCCTCGGCCGCGTTTCAACCGGTGGCGTGCTGGTCTGGGCGCAGGAGCAGGCCGGTGCGCAAGGTGAGGGCGAGTGGCTGCACCTGGTGTACGTGCTGTGCGAGGGCCCGATCACCGCGCTTGAGAACATCTATCTGGGCGAGGAAGAGATCGGCAGCTACGGCGCGCAGGCGACGTATGAGCTGGTGGTGAATCCGACTCAGGTGAACGCTTTCCTGAAGGCCAACTGCCCAGACTGGAAGGACAGCCAGATCGGCCGGGGTCTGTCGTTCGTTCGGGTTTCGCTGCAGTACAGCGCAGAGAAATTCCCGTCGGGCATCCCGGACACCCGTTTCGTGGTGCGCGGCCGCAACGACGTTTACGACCCGCGCACCGGTACCGCTGTTTACAGCGCCAATACCGCGTTACACCTGCTCTGGTTCCTGCGCGCGCGTTGCGGCGTACCGGACGACGAGATCGTGTTCGAAACCTTCGCCAGTGCTGCCAACGTGTGCGACGAGGCCCTGACCAATGCCGATGGCTCGACCAGTCAGCGCTATCGCAGTGGCTGCGTGATCGGAGCGGACGAGCAGCGCACGGGAGTGCTGCAGAAGCTTGAAGCGGCCTGCGGTGGCCACCTGATCCGTGTTGGTGGTCGCTGGATGCTTCAGGCGGGCGCGTACTACGGCCCGTATGACTTCGAGATCACTGAGGACATGGTGATCGGCACTGTCACCGGCAGCACTGAGCCGACCAACGACTCGGCGATCAACACCGTCCGGGGTACGTTCATTGACCCGTCGCAATCGTGGACGGAAACCGACTACCCCGAGGTAAGTGTCGCCGAATGGATCGGCGAGGACGGCGGAGAGGCAGCGGAAACGCTGACCTATTCCTATGTCACCGATCCGTACCAGGCCCAGCGCCTGGCGAACATGGAGTTGCGCCGGCGGCGCGCGGGTGGGGCAATCAGCATTCCGATGAACTTCGCCGGCTACAACTGCCGGCCGGGGCGCGTGGTGCGGGTCAACTTGCCGTCGCTGAACATCCTGGGCGAGTTCATCGTTTCGGACTGGTCCATGGGCGACAGCGAAGGCTGCACAGTCCAGGTCAAACAGTACGAGGCGGCGATCTTCGATGATGCGGTGGGCCAGCCGTACAACCCGATCGGATTCATCAATCTGCCGGCCGGCGGTCTCGGTACGCCGAGTGCGGTCACATGGACGCAGGACACCACCGCCGAGGTAACTCAGGGCGTGCTGTCGTGGCTGCCGCCGACGGGAATCGTAAAGGAATACATCGTCATCGTTCGGCAGGGCGCTACCGCGGTGCAGTCGCACAACGTTCCGGCCACCTCGACGGAGATCGCCATCAACGGCCTGCCGTCTGGCAACTACACAATGAGCGTAGCGGCGGTTGGGCCGATGGCGCGCTCCGGCGAGGCGACGATCACCGTCAGCATCAACGGACCTCCAATTCCAGAAAGCTGCGTAGTGCAGTCCTCGATCGACAGCATCGTGCTAATCCCAAGCAATTCACAAAACGGCCTGAACGGAGGGACTTACGAATACTTCTTCAGCACTTCGCCAACGGCGACTTCTGCTGATGCCGAATATCTGGGGCAAGGCCTGACCTTCACCCACAACGGGCTGGGGTTCTTGACCAACTACTACTACTTCATCCGCTCATCGAACGCCTACGGGAAAAGCTCCTTTCTATATGTGCCGGCTCAGACCTCAAACGATGTTTCGGCATACCTAGCGGCGCTTGCAGGGAAGATTGGTCGCACAGAGTTGGGACAGGACATCGTCGACCAAATCGACAAAATCCCAGGCTTGCAGGAGCAGATCGACGCGCTCGATGGGCTGAAGGGTTACAACCCCGACGATACATACGAAGAGTACGACCTAGTCGTGCAGGGCAAGCGCATCTATCAGGCGACCGGGCCGGTGCCGGTCAATATGCCGCCGCCGAATCCGCTCTACTGGCTCGACGTGGGTCAAACCGTGGAAACCGCCAAAGGACTTGCCCAGCAGGTGGCGACCAACACCGCCGAGATCACTGAACTCGACGGCGTGGTTACGGCCCAGGCAACGGCCTTCGAAGCCCTGCGCGCCTCCTCTCGAGACGATGATGGCGCTG